CGTCGCCCTGTTTCTGCACTTGGACGAGCCGCCACCAGTCGCCGGCGAGTGAGAGGTCGAGTTGCGTCGGGAACGCGCCCGAGAGCAGTAACGCGCGATCGTGGTCGTCGAGCATGAGCTCGAGCGTCGAGGCGCCGTCCATCGTCCGGGTTAGCCGGCCGTCGGTTATCCGTTGGTCGACGCGTAGCGAGCCCTTCCCGAGCTTCGCGCCGGCGGTTTGGAGGAGGACGGCGCCGACGTCGACGTCCGAGGTGGCGAGCGAGCTCACGCGGCCTCCTCGGGCTCGGCGCCCTCGCGCTCGGCCTCGTCGGCGATCCGCTCGAGCGCCTCGGCGATCCGCTCGACCAACCGCAGGAATGACTCGGCGAGGTCGTCGAGATGATGCCCGAGCTCGACCCATTGCGTCATTAGGGCAACCTCAACGCCTGCCCGGGAACGATCGCCCGCGGGTCGCGTAGCCCGTTGAGCGCCGCAATCTCGACCCAACGGTCGGCGTCGCCGAGCTCGCGCGCCGCGATCGTTAGGAGGTCCTCGCCGCCGCCGAACGTCGAGCTCGCCGCGCGGGTCCCGGGTTTCGTTTTCCCGTGCCCGGCGACGATGCGTTTCCGCGCCGCGCCGGCTTTCGACTTCGCCCGCGCCGCCTGCCGCCGCGTTTGCGTCGTCGTCGATTTCTCGTTGACGCGAACGTCCGCGATCCACTCGAGGAGCGAGAGCGTCGCCGGTTGCCGTGTCCGGTCGCCCGCCTTATTCATGACCGCGCCGTCGGCGAACGTCAACGTATCGACGACCCAAACCCGATCGGTATGCGGGACGGCGCCGCCTCGGGCGGCGAGCCGCAGGCGCGGCGGCGAGCCGTCGGCCGCGGTCGGGAGCGAGAGCCGCTCGAGGTTCGCAATGTCGCGCTCGACCGAGCGGCCCGCTTGGAAACCGTCGAGCAGAATCGGGAGCGTCATCCGCAACCCGGGCGACCCGGTCCAAACCGTGAGCGGCCGGCGCCGCGGACGGGCGACCTCGGTCCAACCGCCGTAGCCGGCCGTGACGTCCGGCCGCGCGTCGCCGAGGCGGACCGTGAGCGAAACCGGCGGGTCGGTCGAGCTCACGCGGACCCAACCCGCGCCCGGCGCCGCAACCGTCATGCCCGCGCCAACTGATTCGACGCGACCCGGGCGACCGAGCGGGCGATTTCGCGCCCGTCGAGCATGACCGGAACGTGAATCTCAAGCGGCCGATGATGCGCCTCGGCCGGCGACACGGTCGCGCCGACCGGGAGCGAGACGAGCTCCGGGCCGCGCTCGCCGACAACCGCCATCCCGGCCTCGGTAACCATGCCGCCTTGCGCGAGGAGCGGGATTTGCGGGACGCCGAGCGTGATACCGCCGAAATGAACCGGGCCGACCTTGAAACCCGGGACCTTGAACTGCAAGCTATTCCATCCGCGGATGAGCGTGTTTATCGCGCCGCGGACGGCGTCCTTGACCGCGCCGAACGCCGTCGAGAACGCCTGCGCGACCGCCGGGAGCGCGCCCTTGATCGCGTCGAACGCGCCTAGCGCCGCGCCCTTGATCGCGTCGAAATGCTTGTAAATCTCGACCGCGGCGACCGCGAACGGGCCGAGCAGAATCGCGAGGAGGAGCGGCCAGTTCGCCCTTATCCACGCCCAAACGTCGATGAAAGCGGCCTTGAGCGTCCCCCAATACTTGACGAGGAGGACGATCGCCGCGATGAGCCCGAACACGGCCGCGACAATGAGCGTAATCCCGGTCGCCGAGAGCGCGGTATCGAAAGCGACTTGCGCGATTGTCGCGGCGACCATCGCGACTTTGTAGGCGATGAACGCGGCGGCGAGCCCGACGAGAACGATTTTGAACAGGGTTGCGTTTTTCGTTATCGGTTGAATGACCTTGAGGAGCGAGACGAGGAGCTTTACGGCCGAGAGGATGACCGGGAGTAGCTGTTGCCCTAGCTGGACCTTGACGCCGGCGAGCGCCGTATTGAGCGCCCGTTGTTGCGCAATGAGGTCCTTCGCCGACTTTATGCCCTTGCCGGATATGTAGTTGCCGGCGGCCTTTTGCTCGTCGAGGAGTTTCTGTACGCCCTCGCGGCCCTTCATGAGGATCGGCAACAACGCTTGTCCCGAGCGGCCGAATAGCTGTTGCATGAGCGCGGCGCGTTGCGCCGGGTCCTGCATTTTCTGTAGCGCGTCGGCGACTTGGTAGAGGACGCCGGCCGTGTTGCCCTTCGCGACGTCGCGTTGCGACACGCCGAGCAACGCGAGCGTTTGCCGAGCCTTATCGCCGGCGCCCTGCGCGGTCGCGATCGCCCTCGAGAGCTTCGCGATTTCGGCCGGCGCCTTTTTCCCGCCGGCGGCCGAGACGGCGTCGATTTGCTTGCGCAGGCCGAGGACCGTCTCGCTTTCCTTCGCCGTCCCGGTCCTCGACTTTTCCATCGTTTTCGAGAGCGTGACGAGCGACCGTTGAAACTGCGCGGTCGACACGCCGCGCTCTTTCATGAGCGCCGCCCACTCGGACGAGGTTTGCGTATCCATCCCGGTCGTCCGCGAGACGGCGATCGTCGATTTGGCGAGGTCCTCGGTCGCCGAGACGGCGCCCTTGACGTAACGCGTCGCCCCGTAGATGGCGGCGGCGCCGCCGGCCCACTTCGCGAGCCCTTTCCAACCGGCGCCGGCCTTTTTGCCGGCCTCCTCGGTTTTCGTGCCAATCTCGCCGGCGGCCGTCGACGCCTGCCGTGAGCCCGAGACGAACTGCGCGACGTTGCGTAGCTCGAGGATGAGCTCGACAATGTCGGCCATCTATCGCCGGCTCGCTTTCGCGTAGGCGTTGACGACATGGACGGCGAGGTTGCGTTGCATGACGTCGGCGACATGCGCCGCCCGTTCGGCGAGCGCGAGCAACAACAACCGCTCCTCGCGATCGTCGGTCGTTAGGAATCGCATCGCGGGGAGGCCGAGAACCGCCATCGTCGCGGCGGCGTTGATGGTCCCCCCGCTCAGGATTCCCCCATGAGCCCGTCGTCGAGGTCGGCGTCGGCGCCTTGGGCCCATGCGAGGTAGTCGCCGACGGCGTCGCCGGCGGCCATTTCGGGCGACGGCGCGAGCGAGAACACGGCGCGGACGAGCTCGCGTGCCGAGCTCGCCTCGACGCGGAGGAGCTCGGCGAGCCGCTCGTTGATCGCGACGGGCTCGCCGGTCGGGTCGAGCGGCTCGAGCTCGGCGGTCGGCGAGCGCCGCGCGAGGACGTTCTCGCAAACCGCGATGAGGAGGTCGGCGGCCAACTGGAAATCGCGCGACGGGTCCTTTGACCGCTCGATGCGGATGCGCAACCGGGTTAGGTCCTCGCCCCGTAGCGGCGTACAGCGCAGGACGAGCAGGCCGCCGTAACCCGGGACCGGCATGTCGTATTCGTGCTCGGCCGCCCGCGCCGAACGGCGGGCCCGGATGACGTCGAGGACCGAGCCGGCCGGCGAAACCTCGACCGGCTCGGCCTCGGGCTCGACGACGACCGTATCGTCGAGCCACGGCGCCTTGAGCTCGACCGTCTCGTCGAGCTCGACGTCGCGTTGATCGGTCGAGCTCATGTAACTACCCCGTCGGGCGTCATCTCGAGCTCGATGATGGCGGCGTCGACCGTCGTATTGGAATCGTGCTCGGGCGTCGTTACGCGCTTGAGGAGGCCCTTCGTGACGAGCGGCGAGCCCCACGCGTTACCGTCCGGGTCGAGCGGCTGTTTGTTGACGACCATTTGGCCTTTGCCGACACGGCCTAACAGCCAGTGGACGCGCGTATGGTCGCGTTGCAACTGATACAGCCGCGAGACGATGACTTGCCCGACCGTGACGACGCCGCCGAGCGCGATAACCGGCGCCATCCCGCCCGGCCGATACTTGAACTCGTCCGAGTCGCTCTCGCCGCCGGTCATGACGTCGAACACGCCGAGCTTGACGCCGTCGACGACAACGGATACGCGCCATTGATGCTTGAGCATGGTTCTAACCTCCCTCCGGGTTTATGCGGCGGCCGGTAGCGCCTGATTCGACGCGACCTTGACAACCTCGATAACGACCCACTCGGCATCGGGCGACATGCGAACCGAGATGACCGCGTGTAGCTCGCCGTTCGCGATCGTCGTCGGCGTGTTGACGCTCGAGCCGACGTCGACCGAGTAGGCGTCCTGCGGCGTCTCGCCGAACAACGAATCCTCGTTGTAGAACGCGAGGAGCATCGCCGAGAGCTCGCCGCCGAACTCGCTCAACGTATGCCCGCGCCCGTCGAGTTGCGCGAAAACGTAATGCTCGCCGATCGCCTCGGCCTGCGCCGTAATCGCCATATTGAGCCGCGCCCAACCGAACATGAGCCATTGCGGCATCGCGACCGGGTCGACGACCGTCCGGTAGCCGTAGGTTCGGACGCCGCCGTAGATGAGCCGCGCCATCGACGCGCCGGCGTTGTTGAGCGACTGATACTCGCCGTCCGTGTAATGACCGTTGACGTTGAGCGCGTAAACCGACTGTCCGAGGTCGCCGGCGGCCGGCTGGTTCGGCGAATACGTGACGTCGTTACGGGCGATGATCCCGGCCTCGACCGCGGCATACGGGACCGTGCGCGTCGTTCCGGCGACGACGCCCGGGACGCTCGCCGACGGCGCGAACAGCGCCCCGTAACGGGCGTTCGCGTCGGTATTGAGCGCGGTTGCCGCCGCCTCGATCGTCGTCGCCGTCCCGTCGGCGCATGAGAGCAACCCGACGCGGTTGTTGGCGACGCAATGCGCGAGGACGGCCGATTGGTTCGCGGCGGCCTCGGCGAGCGTCGGGTCGGCGATAAACACTTGCCCGGGCCCGAGGTCCTTCGTGAGCGCGGCGAGCGCCGCGGTAATCGTCGGGTCGGCCGCCTGCGTCCCGGGTTGCCCGCCGGCGAGCGCGGCGATGACGTCGGCCTTGGTCGCGAAACCGATCGGGTCGAGCCCGACGCCGGTCGCGAGCGCGTCGAGCTCCGCGCGGCTCATCTTCTCGAGCTCGTCCGCCGGCGGAATCTCGGTCGCCGCCGCCTCGAACGTCGTCCCGGGATTCAAGCGCGAAACGTAGAGTTTCGAGCCGCCCTCCTGGAAATAGACGTCGGCGGCGTCGTAGGTCGCTTGCCCCGTGCCCGTGCCGCGGTCGCCGAACGTCGAGACGTATTCGGTCAACGAGCGGACGAGCGCGACATTCGGCGGCGCCGGCGTAATGCCCGTCGCCGTGGCGCCGAGGACGAACGCGACGCCCGTATCGGTCGGCGCCGACCGCGGCGGCGGTAGCGCCCTTGAGATTACGTCTACTCCCGGCCTCATTGCTCCTCCTCCTGCGGTAGTGGTTTGTCGGCCGTCGTGTTGTCGACCTCGGTAATGACGGTTTGGACCTCGACGTCGGGCGGCCAAGGCAAGGTGTCGTCCGGCGTAAACGGAACCTCGACCGACGTCGGGCCGCCGTCGGTCGTCATGACCGCGACGACCTCGACCGAGAACGTTTCGCGGACGGCGTACAGCGAGCGCGACTCGTCGTAGCCGAGGTCGTCGTAGCTCTCGCCGAGCCAGTCGGACGACTCGGCGTTCCCGCCGAGCGACGGCCGTTGAACCATGAGCCAACGCAACGCGGCGCCGTACAGCATCGCGAGCGTATGGCTCTCGGCCTGCGTCCTCGCCGAGCAAACGACGCCCGGCTCGACGAGCCAACGCGCCCGGTAATAGCCCTCGCCGTCGCGTATCGGCGGCGCCGGGACGCCGCGGCTCGATACCAACACGCCCGGGAGTTGATCCTCGGGCCACTTGTCGAACGACGGCCCGATCGCCCAACCTTTCGGCCGCGGTAGGTCATGCCCCGAGTAGCCGTGTTGCCGCTCGACCTCGGCGAGGTAGGTCGAAAACCATGTCTTGAGCTCGTCGCGGACGAATCCCTCGACGTCGGCGCCCGTGACGATCGGCCCGAATGTCGCCGTCCCGGTTTTGATCGCGAGCGAGCTCATGTCTCGGCCCTCGCGACGTAGGCGGAAATGAGCCGCGACACTTGCGCGCGTTCGTTCGCCGTGAGCTCGACGAGCTCGCGTTTCTTTTCGCCGCCCGTCCCGGAATCGTGATAGACGGCGTAGGGCAGGGTCGTACCGAAACGAAACTCGGTTCGGTCGCGCCGGTCGACTTGATCGGCGGCCCGCGGCGACGTCAACGCCCGCATGAGGTCGCCCGAGCGAACCATCGGCGGCCCGCTCGAGCCCTCGCGCGCCTTGCGCTCGACCGTCGAGTCGGCGAGCGCCGGCCATGACCCGAGCCCGCTCGACGCGAACCGCCGCGCGTTCGACCGCCGGTAGATGCTGCGGACCTTTTCCGACACGCGGCGAATGTCCGAGCCACGCTCGCCGAGCTCCGCGAGGTCGACCGCCGCTTTCCGCGCGCCGCGAATCTCGATCGATGGTTGCGGCGCTTTCAACGCCGGCGTCTCCTCGCGACGACCGGCGCCGGCGGCGAGCTCGAGCTCGAGCCGGCGTTACCGCCCGAGCCGACGTTGACGAGGTCCGAGAGCGCCGCCGCGCCCGTCCCGTAGCCGTACTGATACGCCCACGCCGCCGTATAGCTCGGCGTATAGAACGTCCCGGAACGTTGCGCAATCGAGTCGGCGCTCGGCGGCGTAATCGCCGCGACGTAGTCAATGAACCGCTCGACGTCATACTCGAAAACCGCGAGCAACTGCGCCGCCGGCGACCGCTCGGTCCGGACCTGTTCGGGCCAGTATGAGAGCTCGGTTTCATAGGCGGCCCAAATCGCGGCGAGATGCTTCGCCTCATGGTCGGCGTCGGCCGGGATCGTCCAACCAACGACGCTCGCGACCTTGGCGCAACCGTTCGTTATCAGTTGCTCGACCTCGGCGTCGGTCGGCCGGGTCGCGGCCGTGAATGTCCCGAGCTCGTTCCCGCTCGCGTCCTTGGTACGGGCGCGGATGAGCGCGGCGACGTCGTCGACCGTCGGCCGCCACGGAATCGTAAGCGGGTCAACCGGCGGCGGCGTCGAGCTCATGGGTCCTCCTCGGGCGGTATGTAGACGTCACGTTCGGCCTGCCATGCGAGGATCGGTTGCCACGCGGCGCGGACGGCCGCCGCGGGCCCGGGCGGCGCTTGGAGCGAGAGCCATAGCTCGCGTTGAAACGCGATGCGAGCCTGAACGTCTGCGCGCCATTGCGCCGCCCGGGCCTCCTCGGTATCGCGGTCGCTCACGCGCCTCCTAACTCCCGCTCGGCGCCCGAGTGAGGAGGTAGGCGGCGTCCTGCGCCGTCCTCGAGATGGTCGGCGCGACGACGCAACCGGCGGCGAGTAGCCCGTCGGCGTCGCCGGCCGCGAGTGTTACGGCCTTGGTCGAGTAGGCCGGGATCGTGTTGAGCGCGACCGTCACGGGCGCCGCGCCCGCGTTGCTAACGATCGCCGGCCCGGTCATGACTCGGCCTCTTTCGCGGCGGCCTCGGCCGCGGCGGCCTCGCCGGCGACCGTATGGTCGGTTTCGTCGGCGGGCCCGCCGATGTAGCCGACCTCGAGCGCCTCCTCATACGTCGTAACGACGGCGCCCTCGTCGCCCGCTTTCGCCGAGCTCGAGCTCGAGCTCGACCGCTTGCGCGAGCCCGTCGTCGATGCTGTTTCGCTCATGGAACCTCCTCGATTGCGAACGTTAGGACCGTCGAAACCGGGCCGTTCGGCGGCGCGTTGCCGACGAGGACCGGGATCGCCGGGTCGGCGCCCGGGAAGTAGCCGGCCGTAATGACCGTCGACAACGTCCCGTCCTCCTCATGCGTCGTATGCTCGAAACGCGGCTTGCCGTCCGGCCAGTTGCCGAACGCGATGCACGCGTCGTAAGCGAAATCGCTCCCGCTTGCGACGAGGACAACGTCGTCGGGCGGCCCGACCGGGCAGGACGCCGGCGTAAGCGCGTCGAGGACCGGGACGAGCGTCGAGCCCGGGAAGTAGCCGGCCTCGACCGACGTCACGTAGACATGCGTCGGGCCGAGCGCGCCTGATTGATCCTCGGCCATCGGACTACGGGTTGTTGAGGACGGCGAACGGGTAGCGCGACGCGTTCGCCGGCTGGTCGTAGGTGAGCGGGTTCGGGACCTGGAACGCGAACCGCGCCGTAACGCGAATCGCGACCATGTCCTGTTGCGCGAGGTTGAACTGAATAACGCCCGCGCCGTCGGTAATGACCGCTTGGTCGAGGATCTTGAACGTAATGTCCTGCCGGACGCCGAGTAGCCCTTGCGAGAAATCGCCGAGGATCGCGAGCGTCGAGCCCGCCCCGGTCGGCCACATACCGCGCATTGGGTAGCTAACCGGCATCCCGTAGACCTCGCTCCCGTCGACCGCCGGCGCGTTCGCGAGCGACTCGCCCGTCGAGGCGCGAGCGTTGCGAATCGTGCCCTTGAGCGAGCGGTTGGCGATAACGCCGTTGACGTCGAAACCGTCGGCCTCGACCGTCGCCATCGCCGCCGAGAGGTCGCCCATGATGCCGCCGGTCGCCGCCGTCGCGCCCGTCGTCGCCGAGTTGCCCGCCGCAACCGCGGCCGGTTGGATCGCCGCCGGCCATGACGCCGGCTTGTTCGTCCCGAAGAAAACCGCGGCGTCGAGCGCCCGCCCGATCGCCTCGGTAATCGACGGCCGGATCGCCGCCCATAGGTCGTAGTCGACGTCGTCGAGGACGGCCTCGGCGATCGTGACGATAACGGCGAGCTCCTCCGCGTTGAGGTAGAGGTTCGCCCAGTTCACTTCCGACGTTTGCTTGATGCCCGTATCGCCGGCGACCCAATAGGCGACCGCGAGCGCCGACTCGGCCGGGATGCGATGTTGCGCCCGACCCATCGGGAGTTGACGAAACATCGTCAACGCCGCCGACTCGGTCGGGAGATGAGTGATGATTTCGCGCGAGTATTCCTCCGGGATGAGCGCGGCGGCCTCGGTCCGCGAAATCGTGTTGTTGTAAGGCATCGTTGCCCTTTCTCGGCGAGACGCCGGCGCTTACTGCCTGCCGGACGCCTCCCGGATAAGCCGGTTCATGTCGACGCCTCGCGCCCCGCTCGCCGTGCCGCCGCGACCGCCGCCGAAATCTCCGACGGCGCTTTTCCCGCGCTCCTCGAGGTAGCGGGTCGCGTCGGCCCGTATCGAACGGGCGTCCGAGCCCTGTAGCCGATGCGCCGCCTCGAGCGGAATACCGACGTCTAAGGCGATTTCGCGTTTGAGCTCGAGTAGCTCGCGCTCGGCGAGCTTCGCCTCGAGCTCGACAACCCGGGCCGATTTCGCATCGAGCTCGGCGGATTGCCGGTCGAGCCGGGCTATCGCCCGCTCGATTTCGCTTTTGCCGGCGTCCTCGAGCTCGGCGAGGCGTCGCTCGGCCTCGCTCGCGCGTCGCTCGGCCTCGCGCCTCGCGTTGCGCTCACGGGTAAGCGATTCCTTGCCGGCATCGCGGAGCGTGTCGGCGTCGCTTGATCCGGTTTCGGGCCTCGCGCCCTCGCCGGTACTGCGCTCGTCGGGCGTCGCGCCCTCGGAGGTCGGGACCTCGGGCGGCCTCGCGCCGCCGTCGTCCGTTGATTCGTCGGCCATTTACGGGCCTCCCGTTGTCGTCGTTCGTTCGGTAGCGGTCGTCGGCGGCGCGGCCGAGCTCGAGCTCGGCAACTGCGCGGCGGCCTCGGCCGGCGTCGCGGCGATCGTCTCGCGCGCCTGAACCGGCGGGCCCTCGGTTTCGGCGCCCATCGCGACCCAACGCTCGATTTGCGCCGGCGTCGCGCCGACGTACTCCCATAGCGCCGGCCGCGGGACGCCGATACTCGCCATTTTGACCGCGGCATCCGTAATCTCGGCCGTCGACCGAGACTCGGGATTCATCCAAATAGTCTCGACGCCCGCGGAGCTCGCCCGCGCCTCGTCGCCGGCGATCGCGAACGCGAGCCGCATCGCCTCCTCCCAACCCTCGCCGAACGCAAGCTGTTTCCGCCGAACCTTCGCGACCAACCCGGTTTCGGTCGCCTTGAGCGACTCGCCCGACGGGAACGAGCCCATAGCGCCGAGGAGGTAATGCGGCGGCGTCCGAGTCTGCGCCGCGACATGCTGGACAAACATCTCGATCGCCCGCGTATAGATGCCGAGGTCGGAAACCGTGAAGTTGCCGAACCGCGCCGTATCGTGCTCGTCCGCGAACATCGTCCCGGCGCCGGCGAGGAACTGTTGCGTAAACGACGGGAGCGGTTGCCCCGCGTTCGGGTCGCCCTCGGGATAGCGCGGAATGTCGACGCCCGTAACCCAACGCTGCGGAAACGCCGCAAACTCGCTCGCGACGATCATGTCCGCGCATAGCTTGTTGATCGCGTCTTGAACCGGGATGACGCGCTCAATGTCCGAGCGGCCCTGCCGGTCGCGTAGCGTCGGCATGTTCGGCAACGGGACGAGCGGGACGACGCCGAGCGGGTTTACGCCCGAGCCGAGGTCGTCGGTCCAAGCCTTATTCGGGCCCTCGCGCGTCCACCATAGGACGTCGGTCGGCGTATACAGGACGCAATGCTCGACGCCCCACTCGTCGACCCAATCGCGCAGGCCGGCGAGCCGCTTACGGCCGTTCGCCGGGTCGACGAGAACGATCGCCGTCGTCGGCGACTCAAGTTGGATCGCCGGCTCGCCGCCGTCGTCCGGGTAAACGAGCGCGTAAGCGCAACCGAGCTTGATCGCCTCGGTATGCGCGAGCTCGCTCTCGGCGTCGAGCCCGTTCGCCTGCCAGAGCTCCCACGCGTCCGTATCCGCCGCCGAGTCGTCGCCGCCGAACCGGAAACCGTCGACGCGCAACCGCTCGGCGCTCGCGTCGACGACGAGGTCGCACCAGTTGTCCGAGAACGATTGGAAAAGCAACCCGAACGTCTCGCGAAACTTGACCGTCGCAAACAGGAGCTTATGAACGCCGCGGTAATAGTCGTCGTAACGCTTGAGCGCCGTTTGCCGCGCCGCGAGCGCCTCGAGCAACGCGTCGCGCAGTTGCTCCGGGAGCGTCCTACGATCGGTCGACGCGAGCTCGCTCATCTATCCTCACGCGCCGGATAGGTCAACGTCGGTTGCTCGCTCGCGAGCTCGTCCTCGGGCTCGTCGGCATACGGGACCCGCTCGACGAAAAACCCGTAACGGCTCGTCCCGCCCGACTTCGACCGAGCGAGGAGGTTGTAGCCGAGGAGCATCGCGACGACGACGACCGCGGCGACGATCGCGACAACCGGCAGGCTCAACGCCGCGACGATCAAAACGCGACCGGCGGGCTAAACCGTCGAGTGACAGGACCAAGCAACGTCCGCGCCTCCCACGCGAGCAACGCCGCATGAGCGCCCGCGATCGGCGCGCCCGACCTCGAGCTCTCGGCGAGATACGGGAGATTCCGGGCCCGCGCCAACCGCGCCGCGACCATATGCCGCGCCAACCGCCGGTCGCCGTCATGCCGGACACGCCCGGCCAACGCGTCGGCGCGGAACCGCTCGGTAATCTGCGCCGTCCGCGGCGACGGCGTCGAAACGTCCATGTCGACGACCTCTTTCCGGCCGACGAAATGCCGCCAACCGTTGACGAGCGTCGACCATGCCGCCGTCGCCGACGCATAGACGGCCGCAACCCGGAACCGCTCGAGCGCCGCCATGAGCGCGTCGTCGACGTCCTCGAGCTCGACCCGCCGGCCGCCGGCCGGCTCCCAAACCTCGAGCGGAAACAGAATCCCGTCCGTCCGCCGACACGCGACCAACGCGCACGAATCCGCGCCGCGAAACCCAACGACGAGCTCGTCGCCGTCCGCGAGCTCGGCGTCGGCCTCGAGCGACCGCCACGCCTCGAGCTCGAGATAGCCCGACTCGCTCGTCGCCCATACGCAACCGTGCAACTGCAAAAACCGGCCCGGCGTCAGTAGCGGCGACGCCGCCAGTTCGACCAACCGCTCACGCGTAACCCAACTAGCCGGGTTCGCCGCCTTGATCGCGTCGACGTCGCCGGCGTCGAGCGTATGCGCGTCGTAGTTGTAGACAAGCGAGCGCGCCCGATGATGCCGCGAAATCGTCAACGCGCCGACGCGCTCGAGCTCGCCCTCGAGCTCGTTCCCGTCGAGCAACTGCCCGAGAATCCCGTCGACGCGCTCCTCCGGCTCGCCGGCCGTCGAGATAACGAAAACGTGCACGTTCTCACGCGCCAACCCGGCCGTCGCAATGTCCGCCCACGCGCGCCGCCGCCGCGGCGTCGTCCAATCCTTGAGCTCGTCCGCGACGACGAGCGACGGGTTGAAACCCGACGCCGCGCCCGAATCCGCCGAGAACCGAAACAGCGAGCCGAAACCGTCGGCCCGCGCGATTTGTCCCTCATGCTCGCGGATGACGCATTGCGACGAGAGCCACGGCTCGCCGCGAACGAACCGTGTCGCCGCCTCGAACAGCCGGCCCGCCTGTTTGTCGGTCGCCGCCGCTAACAGAATCTCGGGCGCGCCGTCGTCCTCGAGCAAGTGATACAGCGCGTAGGCGGCGAGCAACGAGGTTTTCCCGTTCTTTTTCGGGATGACGAGCGCGACCGTCAACCAATACGCCTCGTCCTCGCCGAGCTCCGCGAGCGCCTCGCCCATCATCTCGACCTGCCAACGCTCGAGCTCGAGCGGCCGGCCGGCCCAACGGTCGACCGACTGAACGCAATGCGCCCACGCCCACGCCGCGAAATGCTCGACCCGCGTCGCATCGGCGTACGCCTCCCAACGCTCGGCGACGGCGACCGCGCTCACTCGCTAACCGCCTTGAGCCTGCGCCTCGGCGGCGCCGAACGATCCGCCGCCGACGCCGCGCCCTGCGGACGACCCGCGCCCGCGCGCCTCGAGAGCTTACGCCGGCCCATCGGGTCAAGGCCCAACCGTTCGCCCAACGACGCCGCATGTTCGCGCGCCGTCGCCAACTGCGCAACCAACGGATGCGGAACCTCAACCGACCCGGTCGACCCGCCCAACGAAACCGCCGGCCTACCCGCCGCCAACCATTGCGCCTCGAGCTCGCGCCACGCCGCAACCGCAAACGCGTAACGGTCGAGCGCGCCGGCGCTCAACGCCGGGTCCTCGCCGAGCTCGACGAGCGTCGCCCACGCCTCCCGCCACGCCGCCCGACCCGCCGGC